AGAGGTATGAAGATAAAAATAAAAGATAATTTAATAATTATTACTCCACCACCAAAGCGAAATAAGAAAAATGGTATCAAGATATGTTTTTGGCGAAATCCATCTGATTTACAAAAGCATGATATGCCAATCGCTTCAACTGATATAAAAAAAGGGAAGGGTAAGTATGCTTTGCCTAGTTTAGAAGGTTTTGATGTCTCAATTAAAAGTATTGAATTTTAACTAACATGACACCGCAAGAACTAATTGAAAAGCAGATACAGCAGGAAAAATATAATATACAAACTATTATTGATAGTGGTATGTCTAGTGGTGAAAAATTAGTTTTGTTACACGACTTATTAAAGTGGAATGTTGTCGAAATTCTAAACCAAGAAATTGAGAGGAAGAAGGGGATGAAGAAAGAGATACCTCCATATAGAGAAGTAGAAGGCAATATTTATACAGATGTTCCTATTACAAGAGATGAGCTTATAATGCGTACCACTTACAACGAATGTTTAGACGAAGACATAGCTCACCTTACATCATTAAAAGAACTAATTAAATAAACATATGAAAAAAGAAAACAAAGTGACTAGTAAAAGTACGTTAGTAAATGATATAGGATTTACAATATTAATGGTTCTAGCAAGTATTGGTCTGGTCATGTGTATTTATTGGGGTGTTAAGGGAATTACTAACATTGTAGACACATATCAAATGGTTGATGAGTTGTCTAATAGATTGCACAGGCTTGAATATAGCAACAATGTTTATATGACATCATCTGGCTATACGAGATGGTGTAAGAAGGGTGAAAGTATCAATGATTGTGCCAAAGCAACAAAATTAGAAGAAGAAATTGTCAGTGTAATTAGCAAGTAGTATTAACTATTAAATAAATATATGAAAATACTAACCCATAAAGAAGTCTGCTCAAGAGGCGGAAAGAACTCTTGGAAAGGCAAGTCTAAAAAGGAAAGATACGAGATTATAAAGGCAAGGTGGGCTAAAGGTAGAGCAACTAGTAACAAAAAACCCCTGTAAAGGGGCTTATTGTTATAGTGCTATTGCTTTCTTGCCTCGCTTAGCTGTAGACGGTACTTGATATCCGCTAGCCTTCAATCTCTTTATCCAATAGCCAATTGTATGTTCTGATACCCCGAATAGTTTACTAATATCTGATGTTGTTTTACCGTCTGCGCGAAGGTCTTTTATTTGTAGTACCTGTTCTTTGTTTAGTTTATTCATTTGTTTATAGTTATAATAATACGTTGCCACATTCTATTAATAGCTATTATATCATTCTTTTTCTTCCATGCCATAGCAAATGGGTTAGTCTTCCACTTATATTTTAATACTTGTTGCAATTGTTTTTTGTTCATATGTTTACTACTGCCAGCATGTACGGCTTGAATACCATGGTTGAGTGCCTACATTCTCATATAGATACTCGCCATATGCCTTATTATCCGCCTCAACGGCTAGATTGTATCCAAGTTTCTTTGCTGTTGCATTATGATTGCTATTAATCTGATAGTACCCTATATCATAAGTACCTGCATATTCACCTGTCATTACAGGCTTAATCAATACCTGTCCATATTGATTGTAGTGGTTAGCAGTATTCGGAACTCCCCTGCCATGCTTATCACGCTTGCCACTTTCACAATCTGCTATTCGTTTCATTACAGGTGATATTGCCTTAACTTCTTTTATAACCTCTTTGTCTGCATAAATTACTTTAGGCGGTAAAAAGTAGCCACCTAGTACAAAGAGCCATGCACCCACGCAAATCGCGCCTGAAACGATTATAGAGCCTTTGGTGGCACGTTTAATCTGTGATAGTACCGTTACATCAGCTACTTTGCCACCTTCTTGATTGATGGTATCACCGTCACACTTGAAACTTTCGACGTACTGGTTGCCGTAAAATATTTTAGTCATATAATTATATTAATTTATAGTGGTATATCGCACGGGTCTATTTCATCGCTTGTAAACCATTTATCGTGAATAGGGCAATACGTTCCACATTCGGCACATTCATTGCCTATATAATCTTTTCCGCAACTTTCGCATGTGGGGAGTTTAACCCCGTTTAGAATGATAGTCATGTTAGTTATGTATTGTGAAGCTTGGTACTCTATTTTTGCATAAACTAACTGTGACAACTGCGCGGTCTGTTTCATTGTTAACTAGTGCATATATCCATTGTCTAGGGTATTTATAGGTATATGTATCACTAGGGTCTATGTTGTTGTCCTTGCAATACCTAAGCAATTCTAGTGTAGCTATGTTTTGTAATATTTCTTTCATGTTGTTATATAATGTTAGCTAAATATTTAATAATTTTTGCACTTGTATCGTGTTCTTCGGCATTTATAACTATGCCTTGGCCACCATATCTAGCCCAACGGTTATCGCTGCTCACATATAACCAAACTTCTGGGAACACATACTCTGGCTTATATCTTGCCTTTTGGAACGGACTTTGTTTTGCCCACCTTTTAGCTGTTAACTTCTTTCCTTGCTGTTCTAGTATTGCAATTGCCGTTTTGACTTCTCTCTTAAACTGGTTATAGTCTTTTGTCATGTTTTTATATTTCATTAATTAAGTCTAATAATTCATGAGCCTTATGGCACATATCTATCCTGTCTAGTCCACAGTCATTGATAAACATCTCTAGCAAGTCTACAAATTGGATTAATTGTTTTTCTGTCATATTAGTCTGTTTGTTAGGGTTGAACATGTTGTCCCTATTTTTAAGTTGTAAGCTGTTTTGATACTCTATTGCCTCTTTCAACTTACTAAACACTTTACCGTTAACTTTGTAATTCATGTTATTTAATTAATTAAGCCTATAATCAATCCTAGCCCAAACCCTATCACCGCACCGATACCTACTAACTTATGCCACCTAAACCACGCCCTTGTCTCAATTCTGTCTTGTAGCTCATTGTAGAGCCTTGAATGATTATTCATATTAATTAATATTGTGGTTAATTGTATCAATATAGACTTTGTTAAATTCGTTTATTGTACCCTCAATTGCAAATAGATTAACTCCATTACCTTTGTAACTAGCACTTACTCTGATAAAGAAATCAACACATTTAACATCGTTAGGATTTACACTGAGTTTAGAACCAAAATCGCAAAGAGTTATCTCAGAATGAATAACAGGAACTGTGTTAAAAGGTGTAGAGGTTAATACAAGCTTGCTTTCGCCTCTTACAATTTCTTCGGTTAAACTAACTACTGTAGGAATACATCGAAGCCTTGCTTGCTCTTGTACTACTGTCTTAATAGCTTCTAACTGGTTACTTGTTAATATTGTTTTCATATTATATTTTTTATAGTATCGAGTGTTATATTAATCTCTTACTATGCTATCAGTATATCGTATATGTAATTATATGCAATGAATATATACATGAATATATGTGGATAACTCATTATATAGATGTATGACACTAAAATAGATATATATTAAGCCATATAAATAGCTATTGACAACTATCGAGATTCAATCTCGTCTATAAACTATTATTGTTTTTATCTTAATTAAGGTATAATTGTGATGATTTACTTTTCAATAAAACATATCACGCCCTAGACTAATGATGGACGGGGAAACTAGCGAGACACAATCGTGTAGACTAGTACAATCATGAAGATGATAAAGAGATATGCTATAAAAGAAAACATTCAGACAACTTATAAAGATAATTACACTGTCCTCATTGCGTCTAAAACGTAGATGTAATATAATATGTATATGTCAATGCCTATTGAAAAAGCTAAAGTAATACTACAGAAATACAGGGAGGCTAATTATAATGCTACTGAAGCATTACCAAAGGTGGGATACACAAATACCGTAGCCACAAAACAATCTAAACGTGTAATCAATACGGCTATTAAAACTGTTGTTAAGAGTGATATTAATGAGATAGTCAATAGTAGTAATCCAATGTCAAAGTTATTAGGATTCGTTGGATTAAGCCAAGATGAGTTAGCAAATGAGTACTTATCTTTGATTAAACAGAATAAAGATTTGTCTACTAAATTGAAAGCTATGTTGCCATTATTAGCTGAACATGGTATAAAGTGGGATAATGAAAAGACAGATGTACAAGTACCAATACTAAATGTAACAGTAAAAGATAATAAGTCTTCAATAATTGAAGATAATCAAGGGGGAGGGGTAGTCGGTAATGAAAAAGATAAGTCTTAAGTTAAGGATAAGCCTCATCTCCAAAATCATCAAAATAGTAATATAGACAATATATCATAATCATTGTATAATATGTTTGAACAATATGAACAAATGGGAAAGGATTGGTTAGATGGTAAAATTACTATTACAGAATTCAATGGTTTTAAGTTAAATCCTAAACAAATTGAGTTTGTTAATGGTAAAAGTCGTAGTTTGCTCATTAGTGGGGGAATGAGTAGTGGTAAGACAATGGCGTTTATTATTAAATTCATCTTACTTTCACAATTCTTTCCTAATTCTCATTTTCTCATAGGTCGTAAAACACAAGGAAATGCTGAAGATACGTTTATGAAGGACTTTATGGAATTATGTCCTGCTGGTATTTATAGACATGAGAAGGGAAATCATAAAATTGTATTCTCTAATGGTAGTGAAGCTGAGTTTTGGGGATTGGATGCTCTACAGAGTGGTGCTTCTACGGATATTAAGAAGGCGGAACAGAAGCTAAAATCTCACAATTTTACATTTATATTTACTGACCAGCTTGAGGAAATTGAAAAGAAGGTCTTTGATGCTTTACAAACTCGTATGAGAAGAAGAATGTGTAAGGATAATGCTGAGTTTATGAAAGTTATGAGAGATGATAAAGGCAATGCTATTTACGAAGTATGTACAAAGTGTGGTAAATACACATTTAATCAGTACTGTGCGACAACTAACCCAGCTAACTTTTGGGGTTATAGCTATTTTAAGGTAAACCCAAGACCAAATACACATTTAATTGAAACATCTACTCTAGACAATAAGGCACATCTAACGGAACAGTTCATTACAAACGAATTAAGTAAGCCAGAAGCCTATAAAGCTAAGTACTTTTATGGGTTATGGGATGATAAATCTATGGTTGAAGGTGGTGTATTTTACGAGGAATGGATACTTAATCAGAGGGCTTTAGTTAAACCTCCACTTCGTGTTATAGGTGGTATTAGAATATTTGAAGAACCAGACTTACAGGATTATCAGATAGGAATAGACCCCTCATTAGGCGCATCAGACCCAAGTTCTATTACATGTATATCTAAGTTTACTGGTAAGGTAGTCGCGACTTACACAGCTCTAGTGCCAACAAATGTGCTTGTGGAGAAGGCTGTTCAAATAGCATTAATGTACTCTCAAAAAGAACCACCTATGATAGTTCCAGAAGCTACTGGAATAGGGCAGGCTCTTGTTGAAGCTTTACGACCAGTTTATGATAATATTTACATTCGTGAGGTGTATGCAGGAATCAAGGAAAAACAAAGTCATAAGTTAGGCTTTTATACTACACATGCCACAAAGACACAGTTGATTGAGAATATGAAGGAATTGTTTGGAAAAGGATTCCCAAAGATTTATGATGAAGACCATGTCAATGAATTAAACAAGTTTATATATACAGACGAAGCTGCGCAGAAAGGTGCTGGGGCACAGCAAGGTTATCATGACGATAGGGTAATGAGTACATTGCTAGCTTTTTGGAAAGTTCCGTATAACTATATGCCAGAGAAAGTCGATACTTATATGTTAAATCGAATAGAAGCCAATCGAGCTAAACCCAAGAACTTTAATTAATTTTACTTAAATGTTGATTAAATTAGATTCACAACTTTTTACAACACACCCAGCACGAAGATTTGCCAATAAATATTCGGTGTCTGAATCAGTTTGGATGGAATTATGGAAACGTTACAAGATGCTTGAGTATACACCAGCAGAAATGGCTGAGTATTTCCAGATAAAGACAGGGAAGAGCATACGAAAACGTCAAGTAAAAAGATGGGTATTTCTAACAGAGATTTTTGCTCTTACTAAACCTGCTCGTGATATGGGTGCACAAGTAGTTAACACAGAAATATTTGGTATTTATGAAGGAAAAGTAATAGATGAGATAATGAAACATATAAAATCTGGTGGAACAAAGAACTGTAATATTATTGTGTAATTACAATATCTTTTTTATTGGCGGTGGTTATATATCGAATAAAGGACATTATGTCTGTTAGAATATGACCATGAATCCATCTATCCTACCAGACAGTATATTCAGTCGTATACGACAGGAAAATAGTGACTTTTTTGACCAGTATATTCAAATAGTTCCAGGATACTCTTTTAATCAATACGCGACCCTGAAACGTATACATTTGTATTTGAATTCAAAGTTCGAAGATTCATCTCAGTATCTAGGTAGAGACAAGTTGTTCTTTAACGTAGTTGTACCAGCCTGTGAGGTTGCTGCAAAGATGTTGAATGTAGATACTAAGGATATTCGTCTTATTCCACAGGATGCACAATCATACTTCTCTTCACACCTTCTAGAAAAAGAACTCAAACAATGGTTAAAGACTTCTAAACTCGCCAATGTCCTTAACAAGATAGCAGAGGATGGGCCTAAATACGGTTCTGTTGTCCTTGAGAAGGTTAAGGGTGGTGCTAAAGTGGTAGACCTCCGTAAACTAATCCTAGACCCGACCGTTGAGAATATCGGAGATTCAAGATTTGTTACCACAATCCATTACATGACTCCTAGTGAGCTTCTAGACACTGGATGGGATAATGCAGACGTAGCTATCGAACGATTTGGTAATTCTTTAGGACAAACTTCTTACGAAGACGGCTCAGGCACAATCAATCAACTGAAGTCTACACCCTACATCAAGGTGTATAAACGATATGGTGAGGTTCCACAATGGTGGTTGGATGGGGGTAAGTCGGATAAACTAGTTAAAGCCCTATTTATTGTAGCTGGTGCAGACTATCTAGAACGCAACGCCGAAGGCAAGGTCACAGGCGAAAGTGGTGTAATTCTATTTAAGTCCAGATGGTACAAAGGTTGGCCATTTAAAGATTTCCATTTCACAAAGATTCTAGGTCGTTGGTTAGGATTGGGTATAGTTGAAGCTCTGTTTGATACACAAGTACGTCTAAATGAACTAAAAAATCAAAAGCGTATTTCAATGGAAATTTCTACTATCCATATTTTCCAAAGTCCTGATAAACAGATTGTAAGAAATATACTATCAGACCTTGAAAGTGGAGATGTCCTCCTGTCGCCGAACGGAATTACTCCAGTTGCTAACGAGGAACGTAACCTTTCGGCATTCGATGGAGAGGAAACAAGTTATCTTCAGCACTCCCAAAGACTTTCTTTCGCCTACGATGCAGTTTCAGGACAAGTGTCGGCAGCTTCTACCACAGCAACAGCAGTTATTAATGCTCAACAGCAAGCTTCTTCTACATTCGGATTCAAACGTGAAAACTATACGAATATGCTTCGTGACTTCTTTAACGATTTGGTACTCCCAGAGCTAGAAAAAGACCTAACACCAGAGCACATTATGCGATACACTGGTTCGTCTCAGGAACTTCAGAAACTGGATGATGCTGCTGCTCAGATTCATGTAAATGATTTTATAAAATCTCGTTATGCCAGTGGAAATCCACCTTTACCAGAAGAGGTTGAGGCAGAAAAAGCTAAAGCAATTCGGGAATATAGAAAATTGGGCGATAATAGATTCATAAAGATTAAGAATTCCTTTTATAAAGATGCCGAATTCGAATTTGACTTCAATATCGGTAATGAACAGATAAATCCTCAGACAATTGCAACTAATACTCAAGCACTTCTAGCTGCTTATAACCCACAAGCAATGAATGACCCAAGATATAAACTCATGTACTTCAAATATGCTGATGCTTTGGGAATTTCAAGGGGTGAAATTGAATTAGCAGACCAACAGGCAAATGATATCGTTGAAAATAAGCCAGAAGTGATGGGAATTGAGTCCCCAATTCAGATACCAGACATGAAAGCAGCCAAGGGGGCACCAGTGACTTCGCCATTAGGAGGTAGATTATAAATTAATAAAAATATATGAATCAATATCAAGGTAAAACAAAAAATTTCGTTGTAGATGCCAATGCAACTAGTTTGGGTGAGGGTAGAACAGAACAAGTTTGTTATAAGAATGGAGATTGTAGCTGTTGTGGTGTACTAGGGTATGAAGATAATGTTGGTTATGGAATGGACGAGAGTGATAAACATAAAGAAGACTAAACATGCCGAAAACAGTACAAGATAGATTCTTTAAAGACCCAGAGTGGCATTTAGTCACGGATTTAATAGAAGCATTTATTAACCCGCTTCTTGATATGGATACGATAGATACACGACAGCCAGCAGAACAAGTTAAAGCAGAAATAATCGGTAGAAAACTAGCATATAAACAACTACGAGATTTCTGTGAGCAATCGAGACTATTAGCTAAGCAGGGTACAGAACAAGGGTCGAATTTTAAAAAAAGTTATTTCCAATAATATGAATTCAAATTACGCAACACAACCAAATCTAGATACAAAGAAACCTGTAGGAGGTAATGGTATCGATGCGCCAGTTTACAAGAATGGTGTAGCAACGTTAGCAACTGTTATGTCAGCTGATACAAAAGATTCTAGTACGAATATGAATCAAACTGCTAGTAGTGAAAATCGCTCAGCTAAGTTTAAGAATCCAAACGTAAAGCAAAACATTCCTAGTGCAGGGCAAGGACAATATCAATAAAACTTTGAGGGCTTAGGATATAGCAACCTCATTTAAAAAGCACAATCCATGGGAGTAAACCCTTTAAATCACTAACATATAGCTTATATATGCAAGACGAGACACCTGTGGATGTCGACACTACAAACGACACTGACACAACAGTAAATGATTCTCTTACTGCCGAAGAGAAATTAGCAGCTCTTGAGGAACAGAATAAAAAACTGTACGCACGAGCAAAAAAGGCGGAAGGCTTTGTTCAAGATGCCAGTGGAAACTGGGTCAAGAAAGAGGTTAAGCTCAAGGCAGACATTAGTGAAGTACGAGATACCGCTAGACCTTCTGATATCTTACGTTCACCAGAGTTCGTTCTACACAGAGAAGGATATAACGAGGATGAAATCGATATCATCATGAAAAATGGTGGTCGAGAGATTCTAAAGAACGAAAAACACCCAATAACACTCGGCTTGAAAGCTGCTCGTGAACAACGAATAGCTGAAGAAGCCGCTGGAAAATTAGGAGATAAATCTGGAACATCTGACGTTGAAAGAAAGTATACCGAAGCACAGATGCGAGCTATGAAGAAAGAAGACCTAGAGAAATTAATTGGCTATGCCAACTAAGGTACTTGTACTCACATATTAACATTAATATAATTTATGAGTACATCAACAGGTTTGATTACACCAACACAGGTGTATTACGATAAGACATTCTTGGACAGAGCAAAGATTGAACTCCGACACGATTTCGGTGCTCAGTTGAAATCTGTTCCTATGAATTCGGGTGCAGTAGTACGTTTTACAAGATTTTCACCATTGGCACTAGTAACAAGTGCACTTTCTGAAGCTACAAATCCATCAGAAGTAGCAATGACAGCAACTAACGTATCAGCTACATTGGCTGAATACGGTAACGTTACTCATGTTGGCTCATTGTTCTCGATGACACAAATCGATGAAGGTTTGAAAGAACACGTAGAAGTTCATGGTCAAAACGCAGGTGAATCTATCGATAGACTTATTCGTCAAGAATTGCACTCAGGTGCAACAGTTCAGATTGCCACTGGCGCAACACTAGCAACCGATATCATGACATCAGATGTCTTTTCGGGTGTTGAAATTCGCAAGGCAGTTAGAACATTGAAAAAGAATAAGGCTCAGAAGTTCGATAATGGATACTACAGAGGTATCATAGGTCCAGATACAGCATATGACCTATTCGGAGACACAGAATGGTTGGACGCACACCGATATACAACTAGTGATGCTATCGAAAGAGGTGTTATTGGTAAGCTACACGGAGTTGAGTTCGTTGAGACAAATAACCAGTACTATGATACATCGGCTGGTTTGTCAGGAACTCCTGTAACGGCAACATCGGCTGGAGTACACTCAGTTTACGATAACTTTATCTTCGGTAAGAATGCTTACGGTATTATTAATCTAGGTTCAATAACAACACCTACGGTTATTGTTAAGAACCCAGGTCCAAATGATACAAGTAACCCATTGAACATGTTTTCAACAGTTGGTTGGAAAATGCCTTTCGCAGTTAAGGTTTTGAATAGTAACTGGCTTATTAACGTTAAAACTGGAGCAACAGGTGGTATTATATATACTACTGGTGGTGGCGTTCAGGGCTAGTAAATATAGCAACTTTAATATTAACATTTACCCCCTTGACTTATGCAAGGGGGTTTATGTTATACTAAATACATGAAGCAAGTCTCCGTAATTAATTTATCAGATTCGTTAGAGATAAATGTGTTATATGAAAAGGGTAAGTTAGCGTATACTTTTGAACATAATGGAAAGACATACGGTAATGCAATTAAACTTGATAAAAAGTCTGTAATCGATATCGTAAGCGCATCATTACTTTTATTTACTAACGCATTACAAACTAAACAATCATTAACATGAGAGTATTCCCAGACTTTGTCGACGAACTTACAAAAATAGACGAAAGAATTTCTGTTGCAAGAAATAGGAACTATCCAGAACTTGCTAATATACTTTTGGATGGAATTAATATCTGTTCGATTCCAAGTGGAGAGATAAAAGATGAAGTTGACCCTCGCTATACAATAGAGTTTTCAAACGGATTTGTTAGTAAACATCGAACACGACCAGAAGCAATTGACCTAGTTAATGCAACATTAGCAATGGTAAAAACACCAGAAGGTAAAGATATCTTCTATTCAAAAGAATGATTACAATTGTAAACTATGAACAAGGTATAAATAATGGAATACTGACTAAATTCGCTGTAAAACTACACGAAAACTTTAAAAAGTTAAAAGTAGAGTCCGAGATTTCTCCAGTTCCATATAAACAAGCAAAAGTTAATTTGCATATTAACTATCTGCCGTATAAGCACGAAAATTCTCCTGATTCCGTAAATGCTTTGATGATTACTCATATATTTGATGGGTATAAAATGAATGCTGTAAAAAAGGGTATGGAAACAGCTGATATTGGAATATGTATGTCTAAAGAGACTTATGAACAGATGATAAATGCTGGTATACCAAAGGAAAAGTTAACATTTATTTTACCTGCTCATGATGGCCATGTAAGACGACACCAAGTTGTTGCGATTCTAACAAACGTATATCCAGATGGGTGTAAGCGACAAGAGATGTTTACAGAACTTATAAAGACATTGGACTTAAATAAGTGGGCGTTTAGAATTATGGGCAAAGATTGGCGTGACATTTTGGTTCCATTGGTAGCTAAAGGATTACAAGTAGATTATTTTGCAGAATTTAACTACGACCTACACAAACAGATTTTGGACTCATCTGATTATTCGTTATACTTTGGTAAAGACGAAGGTTCTATGGGAATCCTAGATAGTGCTCAAGCTGGTTTAAAGACGATTGCTCCAAATATAGGTTTTCACAAAGAAATTGGTATTGATTATCCATTTGACAACCAAGAAGAACTAAATGCAATATTTGCAAAGTTGACTAAAGAAAATACTAGCAAAGTCGAAGATTGGACTTGGGAAAACTATGCAAAAAAACATTTAGAAGTATTTAATAAATGTTTAGATAATAAACTTTAAAAAATGAGTAGAAATATAAACAATGTAAATGTTGTTGTTATTGGCGGGGCAGGTTTCTTGGGTTCACATTTGGTTGACCACTTAATCATGGATAGAAATTGTAATGTAATCGTACTAGATAGTTTAATCTCTGGTTTTAAGAAGTTCATAAATAAAAAAGCAAAATTCATTTACTGTGATATTACGCAGTCAGAATCAGTTTTATATAAGATTTTCAAAGACAATAATGTTGATTACGTGTTCAATTATGCCGCTGAACCTTATATACCAGTTTCATTTGAACGACCACTACACACATTTAATATAAATGCTTTTGGTGCTCTTAAGGTTATGAACGCAGCACAAGAGGCTGGCGTAAAGGGAATATTACAAGTATCCAGTGCTGAAATTTACGGTGATGCTAATGGTAAAATAAACGAAGAAGAACCAGTACGACCACATTCCACATATGGAGCTGCTAAAGCTGTTATCGATTCTCTTGTACAGATTAGATGGAAAGAGGCTAAAACTCCAGCTATTGCGATGAGACAATTTAACTGTTTAGGTGAAAATGAAACGCATCCATATATAATCCCAGAGATAATCAACCAAATATCTAAGGGTGGGTTAGGAACATCGTGGGAAGAGCAAAAAGCTTTGAGAGATATGATAACAGTACAAGATTGGGAAGAAGAACCAGATGTAGTTATAGAGCTTGGCAATAATTCATTTAGAGATTTCCAGTATGCAGGGGATGCTGTAAGAATGGCTGTCGAATTACTCGAAAAGGGAAACTTTGGTGAAGTATACAATATGGGGTCTCAAGAGGGAATTAAAATGTATGATTTGGCATTTAAGATAGGTGAGTTAATGGGAAAGAAAGTTAGTATCTTTACAAATCAAAATCGTGTTCGACCGTGGGAGATATGGCATTTACAATCTGATAATACTAAGCTTTATAAAACGATTAATTATCGACCACGAGTATCTCTAGAAGAAGGTCTGAAACGAGTTATTAAAGATTATAATACTAATGGATTTTGTTTCTAACATTGTCATAATTAAAAACTAAACTAGCATGAGATGTTCACAGCCGACAATAACTAACAAAGAAAAAGGATTTGTAGAGGAAGCTCTTAACCATAATGATATTGGTGTTGGAGAATATGTTAAGAAGTTTGAAGACTTGTGGGCATCATATAATCGCCAAACATATGGTGTTGCTTGTAATTCTGGAACTTCTGCTCTCTATATTGCTCTATTAGCTCTTGGAATTGGTAAAGGCGATGAAGTAATCGTTCCTTCTTACACAATGGTGGCAACGGCTTGGGCGGTGACATATACTGGTGCGACACCAGTATTTATTGATTGCGGGGATGATTTAAATATAGATGTTAAATTAATTGAAGACGCTATATCAAAAAAGACAAAAGCGATTATTCCAGTTCACATATATGGTCGAGAATGTGACATGGTTGAGATTAATAAGATTGCTATTGATAATGACTTATATGTTATAGAAGATATGGCTGAGGCTCATGGCATAGTCCCAACTGGCGATATAGCTTGTTATTCATTTTATGGTAATAAGATTGTCACTACTGGAGAAGGCGGAATGTGTTTAACTAATTCTAAGATTCTAGCCGATGAAATGAGACTATTTGCTAATATGTATTATGATAAAGAAAGAACAATGATACATTCTAAAGTTGGACATAACTTCAGAATGACTAATATTCAAGCCGCTATTGGATATGGACAGGTGCAGAGGATAGATAGTATCTTGGACAAACGAGATAGCATTCAATTTACCTATGATAAGTTTCTAAAAAGGAAATATCAAAGACCAGTTAGGAAAGTTGTATGGATGTATGACATAGACTGTGGAGATAAACAAGAAGAAATCAAAAAGGCTTTAGCAGATAAAGGAATAGAATCCAGATATGGATTTAAACCAATGGAAATGCAACCTATGTATTTTTATGGTAAGTATAAGCTTTTAAATTCTTATAAATGGAGCAAGAGAATATTATATTTACCAACCTTTTTTGATATAACTGATAAACAGATTAAAGAAATATGCGATATAATTAATTCAATATGATAGAAGTAATTACAAGTATCACTGGTGATAAAGATTTTATCAGAAACGACCAAGAGCGTGGCTCTGCTGATTGGACTGTATTTAGTGATAAACAGATTGATAGTCCATTATGGAAGTGTAAGAAGGCATATGATAAGTTTGTCGACCCAAGACGTAACTCTAGGATACATAAACTACTTATACACAAGTATTCTGATGCTGATGTAACAATATGGATTGATGGGAATATTAAACTATTAATATCTCCAGATGAGATTGTAGAAAAATACCTTCAAAATTATGATATGGTCATGTTTCAACATGGTGGTAGAGATTGTATTTACGATGAGGCAATTGCTTGTGCAAAGCTAGGACTAGATGACCCAGAAATTATCATAGAACAAGCTAAGCACTATGAGGACGATGAGTTCGCTAAGCATAAAGGGCTATGTTCTGGGTATTTTATAGTTAGACGTAATAATGAGAAAACAAGAAAGTTCAACGAATATTGGTGGGCAGACTATTGTAGGTATTCAAGGCGAGACCAGATAGCTCTAATGCCCGCACTCGATAGAGCAGGAATAAACATTAATATATTGCCTTTTGTATGGGAGAATAGTAAAGAGTTTGCAAGTATGGGTGGAATAACACGAATGTATTATCATGCGCACAAGGAAGGTAACTTTGATGAAAAGAAATGAAGATATTATTTTATTTCTCCGATTATGGAGCTAATGTAATACGTCAAGAACAAAACACTTACGGAGGTGTGGGTTATTACCGAATAATAAAGCCGTCGCAAATGGTTCAAGGACACGAAGTTACTGTAATTGGTAGAGAGCTGTTAAAAATGGGTTCAACTCCAGAAGAACGTTGGGAAAAAGTCTTTACTGATTATGATGTCTTTTGGTGTTCGTATTTTAGCGACCCTAAAGAAGCGTCTGCAATGTTTAGTACTAGAGATAGGCTAGGCAAAAAGGTCGTACTAGATTGTGATGATAACTTTCTAGATGTGTTAGAGACTCATCCTCTCTATGATAAATTGAAAAGCGGTAAAAGAGATAAAGCATTTATTTCTACAACATTATCGTTTGCCGATGTAATTGTCGTATCAACAGAGCCACTTAAACAACGTTTCAGAAAGCATTTTAAAGAAGTTCATAATCTTGATAAAAAGATAGTCGTCTTACCGAACATGAACGATAAAAAAGACTTTGACTTTAAACTAGCAGAAAAACACACAAATAAGTTTGTTATTGGATATGCTGGGTCTAATTCACATCAAGATGATTTGGCTATGTTTATGCCACATTTAATGAAGATAATGAGAAAGTACAAGAATGTTCATTTTGAGAGTATTGGTTCTATACACAAAAATGACCTATGGATGTTTAAAGATTTTACTCATGAAGAAATGAATAGATGTGACTTATTACCAGCCACTTGGACATTTAGAGAATATCCTGAAATGTTGAGTAAGCTAAAATGGGATATAGCTGTAGCACCGTTGGTTGATAGTTCATTTACTAGGTGTAAAAGTCATATTAAGTTTATGGAAATGAGCATACTAAAGATGCCAACGATTTTATCGAGAGTTTACCCATATTTCATGGATATTAACGGTAGACGTATTGTAACGCATAACGAGACTGGATTGTTGGTAAAACCTTCTCAATGGTTCAACGCTATGGAAGAATTAATCTTAGATAAAGATAAACGGCTTAAATTAGCCGAGAACGCTTATAATCATGTAGCAACAAACTGGCAATATGATAAGAGTATTAGTCGTATTATAGATGAAATACTGGCTTAACTATGTTATTAGATTACAACTGGTAGTAAATAAAATGTTCTATCACATTCTGTATTATAAAATGTAAGCATGTCACTACAATTTAAAGATACCACTACCAAAAACGGTCTTATCGAAATGTGTGAGGATAAGCTATTTGGTTCATATGGTACTATTTCAGGTAATGCAGATTTGCTTTATCAATTTACTCGTTTAATAAATGAAGCTCTTAATAGAGTTACATCTTTAATACTTAGGTCTGATGGGCGATGGCAGTTTGATGACCAGAATAATACTGATTTACCTATCGGCACTACTAATCTTGTAACTACCGCTGGTTCTGAACAACAAGATTATGGAATAGCGGTAACTCATTTAAAGATTCTCGGAGTAGAGGTTAAGGATGCTGCTGGCAATTGGGTACAATTGAGCCCGATTGACCAGGCAGATTTGATGGATAATTCTGTAACAGACTATTTAAAGACAGCTGGATTGCCAAAATACTATGACAAGATTGGTAATTCTATATTTCTATATCCTAAACCACTAGCTACAGCAGTTACTTCAACAGCAGGATTGAAAATTAGATTTCAGAGACCACCTTCTTATTTTGTTTATACAGATACTACAAAAGTTCCAGGGTTCAATTCGCTCTATCATGGACTTGTTGCTTTGATTGCGTGTCGTGATTATGCAATTGATAAAGTATTATCGTCAGCAAATGGATTTAGAGAGCAAGTTGCAATTATGGAGAATGATTTAATAGAAGATTATGCACTTAGGAACAAAGATGAACATATAAATATTAGTAGTAAAGGACGTAAATATAGATTTAATTAAATGTCTACATTCAATAAATTCAATAGTTTTGTAGAGGCAGTTGCGGAAAAGAAGCATAATTTGGGTTCTGACCAACTTGTTATAGCTCTTACGGCATCAGCTCCAGTGGCAACTAACGCTATTCTCAGTGAATTGACACAAGTTTCTTATACAAACTTATCTTCTAGAAATATCACTACTTCTACATCAGCACAAACATTAGGAACGTATAAATTAGTTTGCAATGACCTTACACTTACAGCAACTGGTACAGTAGCCACATTTAGATACGTAGTATTATATAATGACACGGCAACTAACGATGAACTTATCGGTTGGTATGATTATGGAAGTAACGTATCTCTTGTAAACGGAGATAGTTTCCAAATTAACTTTGATGATACTGGCGGTGTCTTAACAATTGCGTAAAATATGGCATTAACCGACAATCTAGTATCATATTGGAAATTAGACGAATCAAGTGGTAATGCTGCTGATTCGGTCGGTTCTAATACATTAACCAATAATAACTCTACTGCTTATGTTAGTGGAAAAATAAATAATGGAGCAGATTTAGAATCAACAAGCAGTAACTACTTCAGTAAAGCAACTTCAGTAGATTTACCATCAGGTAATGGAGCTCGTTCCATATCTGCGTGGGTTAAAGTTGAAAGTTACCCTGACCACCTTACTGTGTTAAGTTATGGAACAAGGAATAATTACCAGAATTTTGAGTTTATAATTTTAAGTTCTGGTGTAATGACTGTTGGTATTTATAATGAAAATTCGGCAAACTCTAGTACTGCTATTTCTACTGGGACATGGCATCATATCGCTTATACATATGATGGAACTACATCTAAATTTTATTTAGATGGTGTAATTGACGGAACTGATACATTTGCAAATACACCGAATACAGGGACATCGACAAATTTATATGTCGGGATATTAAATGATGCTACAAGTTTTAAATTTGATGGAATAATTGATGAATTGGCCGTATGGTCTAGGGCTCTGACAGAAGTTGAAGTAGGACAGTTATATAACTTAACATCTGGATTACAGTATCCATTTACACCAGAACCGTCTTCTCTCGTCGCTCAGATAAGAGGGTATTGGAAGTTAGATGAGTCGTCTGGCAATGCGGCAGACTCGTTTGGCGGAAGAACATTAACCAATGTAAATACTACTGTATATACTACTGGTAAGATAAACAATGGCGCAGACTTAGAGGCAAGTTCAAGTAATAATTTAGTATATACAACTGATTCTCTTAGTATTGGAACTGGAGATTCTAGAAGTATGTCTGCATGGATTAAATTAGAATCGAATCCAACTTCTACAAATGAATATTTAATATTCGTTCATGGCGAATCGTTAGCTAACTTTAGAGTGTCTATTTTTAACGATGGCGGTACAATGAAGGTAAATAGTGTAAGAAATAACGCTGGATTTAATAATACAAGTGCGTACTCAGTAGACTTAAATGATTCTAATTGGCATCATATTGTACAGACTGCATCAAACTCCGCTGGAACATGGACAATTAAAACATATATAGATAGCGTAGAACGAATTTCCCACTCATCTACATTTAGTACAAGCTCAAATACTATAACTGGATTTAAATTAGGTACATTATCATTGTCTGATGGAGTTCCACAGTATTTTGATGGAATTATTGATGAAGTTGGTATATGGACTAGAGCATTAACATCTACAGAAATAACAAGTTTGTATAACAGCGGTGCTGGTAATCAATATCCATTTTCTACAATACAAAATCTTGTTATGGCAGCCACTACAGCAACTTTTGCTTTAACAGGTATTGATACTACTTTACTTAAATTAAAAATGTTAGTAGCCGATGTTGCTAGTTATATATTAACGGGAATGGACGCTATATTAGTTCAGATTGGAACTCATTGGACAAACGAATCAAAGAATAATTCTACTTGGTCTAATCAGTCTAAAAACACTTCAATTTGGTCTAATCAAATAAAATATTAATATGAATAAAGAATACAAAATAGTACAAGGTAATTATAAGACAGAGGATGATGTAGTAATACAAATAGATACTACAGAGACGATTACAAACGTGACTTCAAGTACATTACATGTAGGTACTGTAAAGAAACAGATTGAAATTATAGATTCAAAGATTGCCAGTCTTGTTGATGAAAAAACCAAGTTACAGAGCCTTCTTGATTCTACAAGTACTTTAGCTAAGAGTGCAATTAAGAAAGATATTAAATCAAATGAATAACGAAGAAAGAATATCACAATTAGAAAGACAGATTCAAGAATTACTTTCTTGGAAATCTTTAAAAGAAAGACAGTTAATTTCTTATCCATTAGATGAAAATAGTAAACAGGTATTGAAAAAAGATTTTTTGTCTATTTTAACACCTATAAGTTTTACACAAAGTACAGTTCCTGAACCATTTACAGCAGTATTAACTGTTCAAAATGATAAACAATACTTGATACCTACATATGGTTCACTATTTCAATTTACAGCATCAACTTCTGATGTAATAACAAGTTCTGTCACGTTTGTAAATAATATGTTAATTACATTATTTACAACAGATACATTACCCGCGCCGCTTGATGATGTAACAAGTTATTATACTGTTAATTCTTCTGGAAATACATGCAAGTTATCTTTAACATTAGGAGGTGCTGCTATTGATATTACTGATACAGGAACAGGCCTGCATTATTTTACAGTTTATAACTTTTAATTATGAAAATACCACAAAACAAACAATGGTCACAACTCAATCAAGGAGATTTACTTGGTACACTTCATGCTACACGCAATATTGACCTTAATACTCCAGGCATACTTAAACTAGCCCAACGAACTAGATATGTTGGACAAACATCATCTGGTAACTTTCTAGATGCTCATAATATAATCTTATACAATCAAATCTATTACGTTTGTAGTACAAGGATGTTTAGTATGACACGTTCTCTTGGAGGTTTTGCTGAAGACGTAAGTTCTAATGCTCCGAGTTCTGGACCAATAACAGATGGATGTATCTGGAACGGTTCTATGTATGTGTCTAAAACAGCCAGAATATCTAAACTATCAGGGTCAACATGGACACAAGACTGGTCAAGTGCTGACTTTGCGAATACTGGCTCTTCGTATCCTCACCCAATTGAGCCTAATGTTAAGAATACAGATGTATTGGTTGGTGATGGAAACTTACTTAAAAAATGTGACTCGACAGGTACAATTACTACCGCTATTACATTTCCTGCCAACTATGTAATAAACTGGATTAGACGTGGAACCAATGTAAACTACATAGGCTTAAATGAATTATACGGAGGAACTGGAGCAGTTGGTATCTGGGACGGTCTTTCAACTACAATAGAAGCCAATGCAATTATACCAATAATGGCAACTACTCCATTGTCTGGTGTCTTGGATGATGATGGAGTATTAAATATATTACAAAGTGATGGTCGTTTGATGAGATTCAATGGAAGTGGATTTACATATCTAGCTGAATTGCCTCCATTTAGAGATTATCTACTAAGAAAAGACTGGGGAGGAAGTTTAACTATTCAGAACCGCGTTCTTAATAGAGGAATGAAGATGGTTAGAGGAAAAATTCATGTTAGTTTAACTAGTGCGTTGTCTGGTACTAGAGCTTCAAATTTCTTCGACGGTGTTTGGGTATATGACAAAGATAATAAAGCGTTTTATCATAAGTTTGGTCCTTCTAATGCTAATACTGTAACTGATTTTGGCCAGTGCCAAACTACTGCGATGACAGCAATTTCTCCGATATTTGAAGGTGGGGGTGAAGGTGATAGTAACTATATAGACCCTACCTCTACAGTTGGTGGATTTATTCTTTTTGCAAGTAGAAACTCTGGTGCAAACAGTTCAACAACTTATAGAAATTTATTGTCGGCTACTACTGGAGAAAATAGAGGGCAGTTCACTTTAAATAGAATCGAAAGTTCGGCTGTAACTTCGTCAAATATTTCTGTATGGTGTAAATATCAAGGAGTAACTACATCTACAGACAAGATAATATTTAAATATAGAACTAAATATCGTGATGCAATATCTGTATTAAGTACTGGTATAACATGGACAAGCAGTACAGTATTTACATCTACAAATACTGGATTTGCAACTGCAGAAGTTGGTGATGAGATTACAATACTTAGTGGAAATGGAGCAGGTAGTACAGCACATATATCTATAATATCGTACTCTAATCCTACATATACTATAACTTTAGATGAAGCTATTACTGGAGTATCGTCTACAAATGATGGTGACATTCTCATTGAGAATTTTAAGAAACTCAACACTATAATTACATATTTAGATACTAATGGTTATAAGCAATTATCATTTCCAGTACAAGCAAACACGTCTTGGTTGCAAATTAAAGGCGAACTTCGTGGAGAAGGTGGTGTTGTTGGGATACAAGAATTACAAGTAATTACAAATGAATTCCAGAAAGCGATTTAATATGTTATAATAATATAAATATATGGCACAAACAGGATATTGGACAGAAGGAACAAATATAGGTGGCACAAATGTCGGAGGAGGACAATTTGTGTCTGGTGTCGCCCCTGTTGGAAGCAAACCAGTAAACACAACTTTTGATGGTAGTGCATTGGGTAACACTCCAACTCTTACAGTTCCTAAACCTACTCCTACAATTACTCAGAATCCTACAATTGGTGTTCCATCTGGTGCAGTAATGGGTGCCGATGGGTTTGTTACTCTGCCTCCTCAGCCAGAGAACAAAACTATAACTACTCCAGAAGAGGACAATAGGTCTTTCATTCAGAAGTTATTTAAGAAGAAGATGGATATTTTGGACACACAGCCAGAAGTAACTAAACAGATACAAGAAGAAGAACAAACGAAACAAAAACGTGAATCTTCTATTTCTTCGTACAACGCTTACAATAAAGCCAATGTCGAATTCAATCAACAACTACAAGCTATGCAGAACGCAGCTGCCAATACTGTTGGTGGTGTAGGTGGTGGATATTCATCTACAATTCAGAAATTTGAACAGGAAGGCAGGGCAAAATTAGCGAATATGGCTATACAAGCCAATATGGACCAGAATAACTATCAAGGTGCATTACAAAATGTTAAAGAGAAACTAGATGCACAATTTAAGCCAGTCCAAGATAGTATTGATAATATTGTAAAGTTTTCTCAAATTAATGCTAATGACCTTACGGATAAAGAGAAGTTTCAATTACAATCACAGGTAGACCAAAAGAAAACAGAGTTAAGTAACATTAATAAAACTGTCGAATCGTTACACGAAAGCATGTTACAGAATAATGCTCCACAGTCTGTTTATAGTTCAGTTGATAAAATAGTAGCAGATTATTCTGCTGGAAAGATAACAGCACAGGACGCACAGAGTAAAATGTATCAAGCTGTAGGAACTTATGGAGTTGATGCTACAAAGGTATTAGAACAGAAGAAATTGGAAGCTGAGATTGCTAGTTTACCAGGTGGACAAAATATAGATGTAACTAAGGTATCGCCAGAAGGCAAAGCAATATTAAGTTCAGTTAAGAATTTACGTTTTTCTACTGTAGCTGAAGGAAATAGAATAATTGGAAATATTACTGAGAGAATAGCAAGTGGTGATATAGAAGGCGCAAAAGATAACTTAAAGAATTTTGGGTATCAAAAACTAAGTGGTGCACAAAAAAGTGACTTCGATTTATATGAAGGTGGAATAAGTGCTGCAACAAGTGCACTTTCACAAATAGCAGACCAGAATGTTAAGACTGGTCCATACAAGACTTTGTTAGAAAATAAAAAGCCATATCTTGCTATAAAGACTGATGAAAAATATATAGATTTAAGGTCTATTATTGAACTTGGACAAGCACAAATTAGAAAAGGCTTCTATGGTACAGCAGTTACTGGAACAGAAGCTGCTAATGCTAGACAGTTCTTAGTTGTAGACTCAGACAATATAGATACAATTAAATATAAACTTCAAAATCAGGCGCAATTTCTCCAGTTTGTTAATGATGCAACAATCGCTAGAACTACTGGGTTGTCTAAACCAAATCTAGATGACTATCTTACTTATCGTGTAAAAGATAAGGCAAGCGGCAAGACTGGAGTATTACCACGTTCTGAATATGATAGTAATAATTACGAATTAATTCAATAATATGCCATTTATAGAAGATAAAGATATTGGGGTTGTGAACAATGCGAAAGCTAATATGTTATCTAGAAATAGATTTATGGCTGATGCTGTGCAAGAATCTTCAATCACAGAACAAAAACAACCTTTAACATCTAGAGTTTCTGATGTTTTAAATAGAGGTGTAGATGAGTTTAATGCTGCCGACATGCGTGTTGCAGAAGGGAAACAAACTAGAATAGAATCAATATTCCAAAAGGCTGGTACTTCTTTAAAGACTGCTGGAGAAGTAGGGTCTGAGACTTTAAAATCTGTACCAGTTGTTGGTGGATTGATAGATAAGGCAACTGGCGCTATGGCAAAAAATGTTCAGGAATATATACAATCAGACCCAACAAGAAAGGCTCAGGTTGAGAGTGCTATGTCAGCTTATAACTCACTTGATGATAGAACTAAAGCAAACTTGAGTGCATTGTTTGAAGTAGTATCTGCCGTTGCTGGCGGTGGAAGTGGAAAGGCTGCTACACAGGTAGTTAAGACAGGAGCAAAAGAATTAACAGAAACGCTAGCCAAAAGAACTGCTACTGAAGTGGAACGTACCGCAGCTAAGTCTTTAAAGGAAGCTATAGATGTGGTTAAACCAGTATTGAGTGACGCTGAAAAACAAGCAGCATTTAAAGAGGGCAGAGTAACAACAAAAGGCTTTCTAAGAAAAACTGATGTTTTGCCAGATATTAGACAACAAAGGATGGCTGAAGCTGTATCTCCTTTAGTGTCTGAAGGTAGAGTTGCAAAGTCTGCTTTACCAGAGAAAAATATAAAAGAGATTGACATAGAAGTATCTAGAATCAATAGTGGCGTAAAAAATTTCATTGCAGATAATAATGGACCTATAGACATGAATAGGCTAAATTCATTATTTGAAACAGCGAAAAATGAAAATAGACTTGTATTTGCATCTGACCCTACAATAGAAAAGACATTTTCTGCTGTAAAAGATGAATTTATTAAGAACCTAAAGACACTGGATACTAAAGGTTTGTTTGAAGCTAGACAACAATTTGATAAGATTCCTGCAATAAAGAAACTACTACAGAATGAAAAAATAGGTGAAAACGTAAAACGACAAATGGTTTTGGATATTAGGAATGCCGCTAATGAATATGTTTCAGAATTGTTGCCAATAAATAACCCATATAAACAGTTATTGAGAAATGAATCCCATTTAATAAAGGCTATTGAAACTATAGCAGAAAGTAGTAAAGGTAGAATTAATACTAACGTAATTAAGAGATTGATTGAAGACTATCCATGGATGAAGTATTTGTTAGTTGGTGGTGCTGGCGCAGGAGGAGCATCGTTTATTTCTAATTAGTTTAGTAAATCAAAGATTTAATAATATGACCATAAAACAATATCAAAAACTTCAAGAAATAATCAATGAAACTCTAAGCCAACTAGAGAAAGAGGTTATTGCTAGTGGGCTCAGTCCATTATCAAAAGAGTACGACGAACTTGCCCTTAAGGCAAAGGAAAAGATTATAGAGAATATGGGTTTTACTCCAGAAGAATATCGTGCTGCTAGTCTAAGTGGTGATACGTTGATTGATGAATCGATATCTAAAAATGCAATAATAAGAGAACTTCAAAGACAAATTGAAAGCCTACAGTCGAGTATTGAAGAAAAGTTTGCTAATGCAGAGAGTGATACTATTAGCTTAATTGAACAAGTTAAATACTCTCTTAATGAAGTTGAACTGAGAATCAAAGGACTAATTAATGGGTCTGAAGGTACATCATTAACAAAGATTAGAGAACTTTCTCAGAGACTGTCGGAAGAGATAAACCGAATAGAAGATAGTATACCTGAAGCAACAAATTTAAGTGGAATTGAAGCAAAGCTACAACAACTTGAATCTAGTTTGAGTAATATTCAAGATTTTTCTACCATTACCCCTGAACAATTGGCAGATAAGCTTAACCTATTAACTGAGCGTGTTAAACCTGATGTTATTATAGGATATAGAGAATTAGAAAGATTAGTAAAATCCAATGCTAATTTACCTAAAGATTTTGATGTAAGAATAGGTGTATCGAAGACAGAAATGAAACGGTTGACCGATAGAGTTGTTACGCTGGAAGCGGGAGGAAGTACTGGTGGCGGACACACCATACAGGATGAAGGAACATCGTTAACTCAAAGAACAAACCTTAACTTTGTCGGTGCAGGTGTTACGGTTACAGATGATTCTGGAAACAATGCTACCGTAGTTACAATTTCAACGAGTGCTGGTGCAGGCTATCAAGCGGTGACTTCTGGGTCAATCAACGGCACAAACACAGTCTTTACTTGGGCAGTAGCACCAAATGCCATAGTAGTTGACGGTCAGTCACTTAGAAAAGTTGCAAGTGATGGTACAGTAAACTGGACTGGAACAACAACAACAACATTAACAATAGCACCAAATTTTGACGTGTACGGGGTTGCTTAATAATAAAAATATGAAATACATAAAAACACTTTTAATTGCACTTCTTCTCTTACCAAATGTAAGTTTTGCAGCATATGACATTGGTTGGTCTGCAACAAGTACTACTCAAGGCTGGATTTGGCCAAACCTCATTAATGGAGTGGTACAAAAGGTGGCAGCATTTAACTTCATTTCTAGTTATTTTACAGCAACATCATCAACGGCAACATCAACCTTTGCTGGTGCTGTTGGTGTTGCAACATCAACGCCATATGAAAAATTTGAAGTTGTTGGTAACGTAATTGTTTCTCCAGGCTCTGTTGCCCCAATATATATCGGTCAGAACCAAACTTCGCCAACATACAATATGATTTCATTCAATGGTGGTAAAACAGATACAACATATCAAGGGTTTGGAGGAGGGGGGTCAACAGCATTTTATATGCGCTCAATTGGTGATTTGGTATTTAGAGCAGGTGCAGGTGCTTCAGACACAAGAATGACAATTCTTAGTACTGGAAATGTTGGTATTGGGACTACAACTCCATATACAAATCTAGCAGTAGAAGGTACTAGCGGCATTACAGTAAAGTACTCAGGAGTTAATACCCCTGGATTTTTGTATACAAACTCTGGAGGCTCTGTTGCACTGTCCTCGAACGTAAGTCCTGCTAATGTAGTTCAAGATAGTTCCAAATATCAGTGGGCGACTGTTATGTCACAGGCGTCTGACTCGTTCGCTGTTTACAGAAGTCCAGCAGGTGCAACATGGTCACCAGTGGCAATGTTATATGTAGACAATATAGGTGACGTTGGTATCGGTACTACTTCACCATACGCAAAATTGTCCGTTGTAGGCGAAGTGGTCGGTGCAAACTTTACGGCTACTACTTCAACTAAGTCAACCTTCCCTTATGCTTCTTCTACTGCTCTTACAGTATCAGGTGGATTATATAACACCTCTTTGGCAGATGGTTGTCTTAACGTAACATCTGGTCTCATAGGCTCAACAGGTTCAGCTTGTGGAGCTGGTGGAGGTGGTGTCTCAGGCGGTACAGCAGGAATGCTCGCCTCATGGACAAACAGTACTACTTTGACTGCCACAGGAACTCCGACTGCCGCTTCTTATATTGCAACCTCTACCCAAGCAACATCTACATTTGCAGGTAATCTAATGATTGGTAATAGCCTATTTAATGGACAGTTGGATATTTCCAGTCTCGGCACTGGAGTTGCACAGCTTCAAGTGTCTACATCTACAAACGATTTTGCAAAAACAGTATTTGCTAACACAAGTTCAGGCGCAAGTGCAATGTTCTGTAACATTTATAATAATGGTCGTTCGACTAGAGCAGGAGTGTCATCATCGTATTACGCTGGAATCTGTGCAGCAGGTCATAACTATGCCACTCCAGGATTTGATGGTATCAAACCAAATGGTATAGCTTTGTTTGCTTCTGATGGTGATGTTAGTATCGGTTCAGCTTCTACCAACTCGGCTTCGTCATCTATCAGAATGTTCGTAGGTTCAGGATTTTCTTCATCAGCTCAAGATGCAATCCTAGAAGGTGGTACAGCACGTTTTGGACTTTCAACATCAAGTCCTTGGGGTAAATTATCAGTTGCAACAGCTAACCTTACTACAGCAAGACCATTGTTTGTAATTGCTTCTTCATCAGCGGCAATTGCAACAACTACCCACTTTATAGTTGGCTCTAATGGAAACGTGGCTATCGGTACAACGAATACCACAGGTCAACTTACAATAAGTGGAACAAGTGTAGACCCTAACCAAGG